ACCGGCGCGGTGCCCGGTATCGGTTTTCAATCGACTTCACCGGCTCATCGCTGGCCGACATGAGCGAGCAACACAAGCACCTGCACGTCATGGAAATGGATGACGGCACGATAGGCGCTTTCCCGAATAACAAAGTGTGCTGGGTTGAGCCTGCAATGTGGCGAGAGCCGTTTACGGAGCGGCCTGATTTCAAGGCGCTGTCTGGCGAGTGGATGGCGGAATAATCACGGCTTGACCCGCCAAGACCCTTAAGGCATTATTCACCCCGCTCTACGGCCCCGCTACGGCTTAAGCCTAGACGCAAAACCAGACTGAGGACACATGGCAGGCGGTCGCCCAGAGATTAGTCTTAGGCAAGTTGCCGCCCTGGTTCCATACGCCCGCAACTCGCGGACACATAGCGACGCTCAAGTAGCGCAGATTGCGGCGTCAATTCGAGAGTTTGGCTGGACTAACCCGGTCCTGATCGACGGCGCAGACGGCATCATTGCCGGTCACGGTCGTTTGCTGGCGGCGCGTAAGCTGGGCCTAACGGAAGTCCCGTGTATCGTTCTCGACCATTTGTCAGAGACGCAGAAGCGGGCGCTGATTATCGCGGATAACAAGCTGGCCCTGAATGCGGGCTGGGATAGCGAAATGCTCGGGCTGGAGCTTCAGGAGCTTGCGGCCGAAGATTTTAACATGGGCCTGGTCGGGTTTACCGACGACGAACTTGCGGCCCTGCTTGCCGAAAAGACTGAGGGCCTGACCGATCCCGACGAAACGCCCGAACCGCCAGCCGACCCCGTTAGCGTTCTTGGTGACGTTTGGGTTCTGGGAAAGCACCGAATTGTCTGCGGTGACAGCACCGACGCGGACACGGTGGCCAAGTGCCTGAACGGCGTGACTCCGCACCTGATGGTGACGGACCCGCCCTATGGAGTGGAATATGACGCGAGTTGGCGTCAAGATCGCGGCGTTAACAAAGCGGGTCCGGGCGCCGCAACAGGCAAAGTCCTCAATGATGACCGAGCCGACTGGAGCGAGGCGTGGGCGTTGTTTCCGGGGGACGTTGCTTATGTTTGGCATGCTGGGCTCCACGCCGCATCGGTAGCCCAGAGTCTTGCGTCCTGCGATTTGATTGTTCGCACTCAGATTATATGGAACAAAAGCTCGATGCTGCTTGGACGCGGCGATTACCACTGGAAGCATGAGCCTTGTTGGTATGCGGTCCGTAAAGGTAGGGTGGGCCATTATGTTGGCGGTCGGAAACAGACGACTGTCTGGGACATCGAGAAGCCTCGGAAATCCGAGACCGGCCACAGCACCCAGAAGCCCGTCGAGTGCATGAAGAGGCCGATTGAGAACAACAGCAGCGCAGGACAGGCGGTCTACGAGCCGTTTAGCGGGTCCGGCACCACGATTATCGCTGGGGAAATGACGGGCCGGTCAATCCACGCGATTGAGCTTAACCCCGCCTATGTCGATGTCGCGGTTATCCGCTGGCAGGACTTTACGGGTGAGAAAGCGGTCCATGAGGACGGTCGCCTGTTTGATGATCTGCGAACCAAAACAGACGCGAAGGAAGCCGCGTGATGGAGGACAAACCTTTAGCGCATAAAAAGATGGGACGCCCTAAAGGAACGACGAAAATTCAGCCGACCGCTGAGACGATGTCATCGCTTAAGGGGCTAGGCCAGATTCAATGCACGACAAAGGAAGGCGCGGCGTTCTTCTCGGTAAGTGAGCCGACGTTCCTCAAGTTCCTGACCGATAACCCTGAGGCCCGCGAGGCGCTAGAAGAAGGCAAGGGCAAAGGCCGCATCTCTTTGCGCCGTCATCAATGGCGGATGGCTGAGAACAATGCGACGATGGCTATCTGGCTTGGCAAGAACCACCTTGGGCAGACCGACAAAACAGAGCTAACGGGCTCTGAGGGTGGGCCAGTGCAAGTGTCATGGCTGAAACCCGCGTAATCCCTTACGCCCCTCGCCGGGTGTTCCTGCCGTTCCATAACCGGACACAACGCTTTGCCATCGGGGTGGCGCACAGGCGCTGCGGTAAGACGGTGGCTTGCATAAACGACATGATCCGCAATGCGGTGGTGTCCGACAAGCCCCACTATCGAGCGGCCTATCTTGCGCCCTACCTGAAGCAAGCTAAGGACGTGGCATGGGAGTATCTGAAACGATACAGCCAGCCGATCTGGGCAAAGCCGCCGAACGAATCAGAACTGTATGTGGAACTGATAGGCGGCAAGCGCATCAAGATTTACGGCGCTGACAACCCGGATGCCCTGCGTGGTGGCTACCTGGATGATGCCACGCTGGACGAGTATGCGGATATGTATCCCGGCATCTTTGGTTCCATCATTCGCCCGATGCTGGCTGACCGACAGGGAACAGCTACGTTCATCGGGACGCCAAAGGGGCGCAATGCGTTCTTTGACCTGTTTGAGCGAGCTAAGACGGACCCGGATTGGTTCCCGTTTTTCCTGCCAGCCAGCGAGACAGGCATCCTGCCGCAAGGCGAATTGGCCGCTGCTGCAAAGGAAATGACGCCGGAACAGTATGAGCAAGAGTTTGAATGCTCGTTCGAGGCGGCAATCATTGGCGCTTACTACGGCAAGGACATGGCTGAAAGCGAGCGGGCTGGACGGATCACAGACGTTCCATATGACCCGGCCCTGCCTGTATATACGACGTGGGATTTGGGCATAGGCGACAGCACGGCGATCTGGTTCTGGCAGGCTCACGGGTCGGAAATCAGGGTCATCGACTTCTATGAGGCCAGCGGCGAAAGCATCGAGCATTACGCCAAGGTGTTACAAGCCAAGCCTTACAAATACGAAACGGATTGGGTGCCGCATGACGCGAGGGTCAGGGAACTAGGCACGGGCCGCACCAGGATTGAGACGATGCTGACGCTCAAGCTCAAGCCCAAGCTGGTTCCTAATCACAAGGTGCTGGACGGTATTAACGCCGGTCGCGTTCTGTTGCCGCGCATTTGGTTCGACCGCGAGAAGTGCAAGGCTGGGCTGGAGTGCCTGCGCCAGTATCGCGCGGACTATGACGACAAGGCCCGCGTGTTCCGCGATGGCCCTAAGCACGACTGGACCAGCCACGCTGCGGATGCGTTTCGATACCTAGCTATGGCCTATCGTGAGATTAAGCCGGAAGCCAAGGCGGCAGACGCGCCAATCAAGGGCATTCGCGATATGACGTGGGATGACCTGTTAGCTAACCAACCAGTGCATACGGGTTACGAACGCGCATGATCGTTCTATCGACAAGCGGACCCGCGCACGATATGTTCCCCTGAACGCTTGCGAGGGGCTATGCTTCCCGACGAACTCGAAAATCAAGACGGCATTGACCTCGTTACCAAATGGATTGAGGAAATCAATCTGTCTGAGCGCGAGTTGCAGCCGTGGTGGAAGGCTGGCGACATCATCGTCAGGCGCTACAAGAATGAGAACCGCGCCCGTGGTGGTGGCCGTCCGTCTGTAGGCTATGAGCGTCGTCGCTTTGCTATCCTGTGGTCTAACGTCTCGACCCTTCAGCCTGCCATCTATGCCAAGCAGCCGGTCCCGATGGTGGATCGTCGCTACCGTGATGAAGACCCAGTGGGCAAGATTGCGTCTGACGTATTGGAACGGGCGCTTGGGTTCAGCCTCGACCAGTATGATTTTGACGGGCGCGTGAAGCTCTGCGTTCTGGACTATCTGCTGCCAGGCCGAGGCCAGGTGTGGGTGCGTTACATCCCGCATATGCGCGAGGTGAACGCAGAGCAGGATTACGAACTGGGCGAAGGCGTTCAGGACGATGACGACACAGAGGTTGGTGAGGTTGAAACGCCGGAAGCCACCGAGGAAGTCGTTTACGAGGAAGTCCAGTGCGACCACGTTTCATGGAAAGACTGGCTGACTAACCCGGCTCGCGAATGGGCCGAGGTCCGTTGGGTTGCCCGGCGCGTCTACATGACAAGGGCGGAACTGACGGAACGCTTTGGCAAGGACATGGCCAAGAACGTTCCTATCACGACGACCTCGACCGGCACGGACACGGCCTCGGATGCCCAAAAGCAGTCCAGCCAAACCGGCGAGGTCTATGAGATTTGGGACAAGCCCACCAAGATGGCCTATTGGGTCTGCAAGGGCTACACGGGTGGTGTGCTGGACAAGCGTGAAGACCCGCTGGGGCTTACGAACTTCTTCCCCTGCCCGCCTCCGCTCAATGCTACGACGGCCAATGACAGCACCATTCCGGTTGCTGACTACGTCCAGTATCAGGACCAGGCCGACGAACTGGACGAACTGACGGCCCGCATTGGCAAGCTGCAAGATGCGCTGCGGATGGTCGGTGTGTATGCTGGTGAAGCCAACCGCGAACTGCAACTGGTGTTCTCGCCGGGTAACGAGAACAAGCTAATCCCTATCGACACGTTCGACCTCTGGAAAGAAAAGGGCGGCGTTCGCGGCCTTATCGAGTGGGTGCCGGTCGATATGGTCATCCAAGTGCTGAAGGGCTGCTATGAGGCCCGCTCGCAAGTCCTGAACGACATCTACCAGATCACCGGCCTATCGGACATCATTCGGGGCGAGAGCAATCCTAACGAGACGGCAACGGCTCAACGGATGAAAGGCCAGTGGGGCTCGCTGCGTGTCCGTGACCGTCAACGCGACCTGCAACGGTTCTGCCGTGATGCCATCCGACTAAAGGCTGAGATTATCGCAGAGCATTTCAGCATTGACACGCTGAAGGCCATGACGAACGTGAAGCTCCTGACGGCGGCTGAGAAGGCCCAGATCGAGCAAATCATGCCGCTGATCCAGCAGGCAGAGCAAGCGGGGATGCCCATTCCGCCCGGCATGGCTCCTGATCCGGCGATGCTGGAACTGATGGCGCAGCCGACGTGGGAAGAGGTGCAAGCCCTCCTCCGCGATGACGCGCTGCGTTCGTTCCGCATTGACGTTGAGACTGATTCGACGGTTCAGCCGGATGAGAACGCGGCCAAACTGGCGTTTACCGAGTTCACCAGTGCGATTGTGGGCCTAATGTCAGCGGCGGCCAGCATCGTCCCGTCTGCGCCTTACACGGCTCCGCTGTTTGCCGAGGTGCTGAAACAGGGCGCCCGCACATTCAATGTCAGTCGGTCGATGGAAGACGTGATTGACAAGGTGTTTGAGCAGGCAGAGGCCGCACCGCCCGCCCAGCCGCCAGGACCGCCACCGCCCGACGAAAGCGCAATGCAAGTCGAGCAACTGAAATCACAGACGGCGCAGATGCAGGCTCAAATCGAGCAACAGCGGACGCAAATGGAAGGCCAGCTTGGCATGGCTGAACTTAACCTCAAAGGCCAAGAGCTTCAGGTGAAGGCTGCGGCCCTCTCCCGTGACCCAACCCCTCAAGGATTTGCATAATGGCCAACGAACCTCTTAACGAAAAACTTTATCAAGCCGCAGAGAAAACCATCGCAAACGGTGGCGGAACCGCTGCCAGCCCAATGGTTGTTGGCGGCAACGTCGCGGCGGGCGCGGCAGACAGCGGAAACCCAATCAAGATCGGCGGAAGGTATAATGCCACACTGCCGACGCTGACCGATGGTTTGCGCGGTGACGCACAATTGACAACGCGCGGGGCGCTGTTTGTGGGCATTTCGGGTCTGAACCAAGGCCTGAGTAACGGATATTCATCGTTGGTTAGCCCTTACACGCACACCAGCACGGGCGGCGCTGCCCCGATGGCTGTTGGCGGCTATATTTTTAATGGCACCACGATGGATATGGATGCCAAGCCAAATATTACGAAGCGGATTGCATCGTCAGCAGCGTCCGGCAACCCGGATTTCCTCAAGGCGTCCGCAGGCAATCTCATGATGGTGTGGGGCCAGAACGGCGCCGCCATCACCTATCTGCAAGTCTACAACAAGGCGACGGCCCCGACGATTGGCACGGACACGCCGATCCTCACGTATCCGATTGCTGCCTTGGAGCGGTTTAGCCTGATGCTTCCGCGCGGCGGCTATTACTTCAGCACTGGCGTTGCCTATGCCTTCACCACGGACGCGGCGGGAACAACCGGCGCGTCTGCGGCCGCCGTAATCGCGTGTAACATTATGGGAAGCTAATGTGTCAAGAAACACGTATCGCAAATGCCAGGCCTGCGGCGACATTCATGAAGTGTCCGCATGGCCGCGTGAGTGCCTAGAGCAGTTCAAGCGCAAGCGTTCTGAACTACCCGCGCCGTTTATCCGGTCGGACGGCATGGACGCAATCATGAACCATGCCAACGGCCTAATGTATGACAGCCGCTCGGCTTATGAGCGCGGTGTGCGTGACGCCGGTTGCGAGATTGTCGGGAGTGAGAAACTAACGGCCAAGCCACGGCCCACGCTGTCTGACCGTGAGCTTAAACAGGACATCAAGACGGCTATGGATCAGGTGGAGGCCAGACTATGAGCGATATGGAAGACGACATTCGGGCGGCAATGGCAGAGGTTAGCGGCAACGCACCTGAGCCTGCGCCCGTTGAGGAGGTGGTGGTTGCACCGGAAGCGGTTATCGAGGCAGAAACGCCCCACGATGACAGCGAAAAGGCAGCAGACGGGCGTGTAAGAGGCCCTGACGGCAAGTTTATTGCCAAGGCGCCGGAAATGGTGCAAGATACTCCCGACCAGCCCTCGGAGGCAGTCGCGGACCCTGCTGCAAAGCTCGCCATCCGCGCCCCGGCTTCATGGTCGCCTGCGGCTAAGGCCACGTTTGATAAACTGCCACCGGAAGTGCAACAGGCTGTTGCAAAACGGGAACAGGAGATCGATCACGGACTGCGGCGCAAGTCTGAGGAAGTGAAGCGGTATGAACCGCTGGAACAAGTGCTTGCCCCTCGCCGCGCTCAATGGGCCGCGCAAGGGATGGATGAGGTTCACGCGGTCAAGACGCTGCTTGCAGCACAAGACCTGCTTGAAAAGAACCCGATGCAAGGGCTTGAGTTTCTAGCCCGTTCGTATGGCGTGAATTTGAACACGGCCCAGCCGCAGGGACAGCCCCACCAGGCCCAGCCCGCGCGAGACAGCCACCCAGAGATTGCAGCCCTTAAGCAGCAACTCCAAGTCCTGCAAAGCCAAGTCCAGACGGCGCAGACCGCGCCTATCGTCAGCCAAATCGACGCATTTCAGAACGACCCAGCCAACCTGTATTTCGAGAACGTCCGCGATGACATGGCGGTCCTCTTGCACAACGGGAAGGCATCGGACCTGAAGGAAGCGTATGAGATGGCTTGCTGGATGAGGCCGGATATTCGCCCGTTCCTGCAAACCGCGCAGGCCCCGGCGGCTCCGGTGCAAGACAAGGCGGCGCAGGCGCGACGGGCGGCTGTCAGTGTCACCGGGTCTCCGGGTCAAACCCGTATTCCCAAGTCCAATGGATCAATCGAGGACGACATCCGCGCAGCTTTTGAAGAAGTTGCCGGTGCGGCCTAGGAGAACTTAAATGACCTCCCCGAATCTTTCGGAAATCGCAACCACGACCCTGCGTAA